TACTCGAATATTCGGTGCTGATATAGCAAACAGATGGCTTTGCTTTTTCAAAAATATTTGTTTGCTCTTCCTCAATATACTTGATAATATCTTTGGAACTTATCTTATCTACTACGGATTGCTCAACCGCATTAGCTTTTTTAATACCTAATGTATTTACTGCAATACTACCTAATATTAGATTTCGCCGACTGGATAATTGTAGTGGTAATTTAACACCTTCCATCTTTATTTTGAGTGCAGAATTATTAGGTATATAACCTGCAATTGTTTGAAGAACAAATAATCCACAAAATAATCCGTAATTGATTTTCATAATATTTATAACTATAAGTTATATATAGTAATATCTATTTATATAATATCTATTTATACAAATAAATATAAAAAATGAATATAATATATAATATATTTATAAACTCTTATTATTAGAAAATAATGAATATTAACAAGGTTTGCAAGGATGGAAAAGAACTTAACCCTATAACAGGAAGATGCATAAAAAAAGAAACGCTCGAAAAACAAAATAAGAAGAAAGAAAAAGAAGCGCTTTACAATCTACAACAGAATAATAAAAAAATAATAGACAATCTAAAAATACTTGCTGATTATGAAAGAATAAATAATGAGCCATTTAAAGTGAAAGCATATGAAAAGGTAATTGATTCAATAGAATTGTATGATAAAAATATACAAACTATAGATGATATTAAAGGTATTAAAGGTGTCGGAAAAAAGATTGAAGACAAACTAATCGAGTTTATCAATACAGGAAATATTGAGGAGGTCGATAATGCTTTGAATGACCCTAAATATATCCTTGGTATTAAATTAAAAGATGTTTATGGTATTGGACCTGCAAAGATTACCGAATTGATGACAAAGATTAAAGATTTTGATGAGTTAAAAGAGCACCCTGAATTACTAAATGCAAAGCAAAAGATAGGTTTAAAATATTATGATGACATGAGTTTAAGGATACCTATATTAGAAGGAAGAAAACATTTGAAGATAGTAAATAGTATATTAAATAGTTTGTACAAGGATATTGAGTTTGAATTTGTAGGCAGTTATAGAAGAAAAAATAAAGATATGGGTGATATTGATATATTAATTAAAAATAAACCTGGATTAGTACTAAAAGATATTATTAAACTTTTAGAAGATAAATCATATATTATAGAGAAATTAGCATTAGGCAATAATAAGTTTATGGGAATATGTAAGCTGTCTCCAGATTTACCTGCAAGACGTATAGATATATTAATTGCAGAACCATCGTATTACTATTTTGCATTACTCTATTTCACAGGTTCTTATAATTTTAATATATATATGCGGAAAATTGCTTTGCAAAAAGGCTTGTCTCTGTCCGAATACGGATTTAAAGATATAAAGAATGCAAAAAATATTATTGATACAACAGATATTATTCATAATGAAGAAGACATATTTAAATATCTTGATATGCCTTACGTAGAACCAAGCAAACGGTTGTAAATATACCCCATCATATTGATATAAGGTTTAAATGACATAATAATATAAAATATAATAATGCATATTACATTATATTCTAACAATTCGGATACAAAGATTATTCTATCATATGCGTTTGATATTTTAAAAAAAGAAAATGATGATATTGATTGTGAATATAGTGGTATTGAGCGAAAGCATTTTAGAGATTATAAGAAGGAGAAATCAGATTATATGTTTTTGCATCTTTTTACACCTGTTAATGGAACTTATGTAATTGACGATATAGAAATAGAAATTTGTGATTTTGTTTTAAATGGCAAAGTGCAAATAGTAAGTTTCAAAGATGACCATTATCCAATCAAAAAGGTTATTTTTAAAAGTTCTTCGCAAGATAAAATTACAAAGTTTATTGAAGATGCAATTAACAAAAAATTCAATGAAAAGCAAGATAAATTTGTGGAAGTTTCTGGTGATAAAATTATTAAAAAGAAGTGGACAGGCTATTCTTGGAATTATGATTCTTCCATTCCCAAAAGAATGCTTTCAAATATTTTCTTAAAAGAACATGCTTTCAATAAAATTAAAGATCCTATTTCAAAATTTATTGACAAGGACACTTACAAGGATTATCATAAACACGGGATCCCTTATAAAATGAATATTATGTTGTATGGAGCACCAGGAGTAGGGAAGACATCTCTTATTCATAGTATTGCATCTGAATGCGATGCCAATATATGTATATTAAATATTAACGCAGAACTTAAAGAAGAAAGTATGATTGAAGCAATTTCGCAAGTTAATGAAGACCACAAAAAATCTATTCTTGTTCTTGAAGATATTGATTGCATATTTTTTGATAGAAAAACAAATGATACATTGAAAAATCATATTACTATGAATGGAATTTTGAATTGCCTTGATGGATTTAATAATCCTGAAGGATTAATTGTTATTATGACAACTAATTTTCCAGATAAATTAGACGATGCGCTTATGCGTTCAGGAAGAATTGACTTGGAAGTCGAATTAACACACCTTGATAAATACCAAGCACGCAATATGTTTTTATCATTCTTCAATAATGAAGAACAATTTAAACTTATGTGGGATAATATTCAAAAATATTCGGTAGAGCCTTCTACCCTAATGCAATTCCTATTTATTAACAGGAATGAAGCTAATATATCTGATAAGTTTGAAGATTTTTACAAACTTGTTGAACATAAATATTTAAAACGAGCAAATAATATTTATACTTAATATATTAAGTTATATATAGACAATGGGAGGAAAAAGCAGTAAACCATTATCATCATATCATCAACTTACTGATGAACAATCAAATGCGATATTTAATGTTTTTAGAAAGAAGAAGGAAAGTTTTGAAGATACAGATTTTGATATGGATAAAGGACAAGATATACATAATAATATAATAAGGCTTATTATAGTAATATTTATTATATTATTATTTTTTTCTATATTATTTAAGATAAGGAAAAAGTAGTATATGTAAGTATACATATAAGTATATGTAAGTATATATATAAGTATATGTAAGTATATATAAGTATATAGTTATGAACAATGATGACAATATATTGATTACCATTGATGCAAGGGAAACTAATATATACAATGATATAGTTAGTAGAGACCTTGATAATTACAAGGATAAAATTCAAATAATTTCAGAAAACTTAATGCTGGGTGATATGCACATAACATACAAGACTTTGAATTACATTTTCGAGAGAAAAACTCTTCAAGATTTGCAAGCATCCATATTAGATGGCCGATACAAAGAGCAAAAAGCTCGACTATTATCAAATACTTCTCAAAAATACATAACCTATATTATTGAAGGCGACACTATATTATCACCAGCCACATACGATAGGTATAAATCGATGATACAAGGGGCTTATTTACACACTATGTTTAGAGATAATATAAGAATATTGTATACTAAAAATATAGTGGAGACTACAACATTAATCTTGTTAATATCTACAAAAATAATAGATAAACCGGATAAGTTTTTACACGAAGAATATACTTCTGATAAATGCTATACTGATTTCGTAAAACTCAAAAAGAAGAAGATAGATAATATAGATACAAAGTCGTGTTTTATAATGCAATTATCGCAAATACCTATGATTTCCAATGTTATTGCCAAAAATATTCATTTGACATATACATCAATGGGAACCCTCGTGAAATCTTTGGATAAGTTTGAAACCACCGAACAAAAAATCAAAGAACTATGTAAAATTGACGGGGTCGGCAAAGAAAAGGCTCTGTCGATTGTTAAGTATATATTTTATGAAAATTAATTATCTTTTTTTTATATATAAGATTAAAAAATAAATATTATTAAAAATAAATGAAAAAAGTATGCGTTGATAATGAATATAACAGAGATAAAAGGGTATTAGAGGGTATTATTACCAACTATATAAATGACAAAGAAAAAGACGACGACGAACCATTCTATATTGTCGATTTAAGCAAAGTTGAAGAGCAATACAAAAAGTGGGTTAAATATTTACCTACTATACAACCATACTTTGCTGTAAAGTCCAATCCAGACGATATAATAATTAACTTGCTTGCAAAGTTAGGGTGCAACTTTGATTGTGCTTCTAAAGCGGAATTAAAAAACGCATTAAGTATCACAAATAACCCTGACCGCATATTATTCGCAAATCCTTGCAAAGTATCGTCGCATGTTATTTATGCCCGTGAAAATAACATAAGTAAATTAACTTTTGATTGCATTGAAGAATTAGATAAGATATATAATATATATCCTTCCGCTCAAATAATACTTCGAATATGTGTTGATGATACAAATAGTAAATGCAAGTTTAACTCAAAGTTTGGCTGTCCATTATATAATATCCCAAAAATATTTGATAGAATAAACACTTTGAAAATGAACCTTGTAGGTTTTAGCTTTCACGTAGGAAGCGGATGTAGCGATCCTATTAGTTTTTATAATGCAATAAAGGATTGTTATGAGACTTACAAGATTTCCAAAGACTATGGTTTTAATATAAGGATAATAGATATTGGCGGTGGATTTCCTGGTGTTGATAAACATATTCGATTTGCGGATATTTGTGAAAATATTAACAAGGCAATTGAAGATTTTTTCTCTTATGAAGCAAAAAATAATATAGTAAGGTTTATTGCTGAACCAGGAAGATACTTTACTGAATCAACGCATACACTTGTATTAAATGTAATCGCAAAGAAAAAAGAAGAAAATGTTATTAAATATTATTTAAGCGATGGTATATATGGGTCTTTTAATTGTATTAATTATGACCATCAAACACCCGAATTTATTCCTTTAAAATGGGTTGATGAATGTTATATGGATGACCCTATAAAATATAATACAACGTTCTTTGGTCCTACATGCGATAGTTTGGATTGTATATACAAGGATATTCTATATCAAGAACTTAATATCGGTGATTGGTTATATGTAAGTAATTTCGGGTCTTATACTGTCGCCCCAAGCTCATCATTTAATGGCTTCTCTGTAACAAATAAAAAATATATATATTAAACAACATATATTATCTAACTATTTAATAACTTATTATTTTTTATCATATATCATATATCAACAATTAGAAATCTCCTTCTTCTGGAATAGTTATATGATTAGGGTATTCTGTATCAATCATTTTAAGTTTATCTGCTGATACTTTTTGTGGGTCTATAAGTACTATAAAATGTAATGTCGAAATATCATTTATATCTTTGTAGCATGCCCAAGCTCTTCTTGCAGCAGACTTGCCACCAGCTTTGTGCTTTAAACCAGCAGTTCCAGGCACTTCCTTAATAGCATAGCATAATTCGGCAATTGCCCCATTCTTCTTAATATTCTTTGTAATAGAAGACAGCAGAAATCCATTCTCATTTTCAGGAAATTTATGATTATATTTGCGGTTGTTATATAATTTCTCTACAACTTTCCGCATATCGGCTTCATCTTTGCCTCTATAAACTCTAAATAGATTTGCTGAAACATTATGATTTGCCTTTGGTAATATTGGGAGCATCGTGTTGTATTCTTTGTTGACGCGGTCCTTCTTATCTTTAATACATTCTAACCCAATATCTTTGTTAATCATATCCACAACATTATTATGATTTATGACTTTGTCTATTGTAGATTTAACACTCCAATAGTATGTTTCGCCTGAATATTGTGGCGAATCTCCAATATTACCATGTAGGCGACCTCCTTTCTGAACCGCACTTGATACATTTTCAACAGGTCCTGAAATATAATCTGTAAATACTAATCCTTCCTTATTTACAGTTGTTATATTTCCATGTTCTACAGGTCTTTTCTTTTCCTCGCCAATAATATTTTCACCAATAATATATTCATTATTTTCAGTAGGGCAATAATGAAAAGTAATGCCCCTATCTATTTTAAGACCACCAATCACAATCAATGGCTTGTCAGATAGATTTAGAGCTTTATATATATAGAATAAGCGTTCATTAACATACCAATTCTTTAATGGATAAGAACGAAATAATTCACCATCCTTGTATACTTTTAAACCAGCGCATCCATCGCTATTATAAACAATAACATAATATCCTTTCTTACTATGTTCTTTTGCAAATTTTGCCATGCCTGCACACGATACATTTCCATTAACTAATATTTTTCTACGATATTCTTCGCCAGTAGGAAGATTTTCGGGTGTTTTAAAATGTTCAGCATTCTCTTCCAATACTCTTTCAGCAAATGAATTAAGCTTTTCTTTTGCTGTATATTCAACATTTTTAATTATTGCTCCTGGAAGATGAATTGCACGATAATGAGGATTATCTTCCGCAAATTCATTGTAATAATTGACAGCACCTGCACATTCTGGATAATTTTCTTTGTCTCCATCTATTAAAAGACCTCCGTCTGTTGCCGATACAAACCCTAAACGATAAAGAGCTTTCGTATTATCAACCATAAACATTTTACAACTTAGCTTTTCACTATTTACAGTAATCTCTTTATTCCTTGATTTTGCGTATGTCTCGTCTGCTTCATCCCATATAACACCATATCTAATATTATTATTAGGATTATTTACTTCAAGGTCGTAAATATATTTTATTATTTCCAACATTTTTTTCAGTTGCTTATCGTTGTGAAGAAGACAAACTATAGGCATCCCATACCTTTTTTTATCCATCGCCCACGAAGCAATCGCTCTTCTAATATCTTCAATAATATTTTTCATATTTTTAGCAGATGACAATTCAAATATTTGTATTTTCTTTCCTTGCTCTGCAAAATCTTTTTTAATCCTTTTTACTGTTTGGCAACCCATGCTTATCCCATTTGATAAAACTAAAAAGGAAACCACCGCATATTTAGTTTCATTATGCCATTTAATAAGCTCATTGATCACTATAGCAGATTTTCCTTTTTGAGGATTTTGATAAATGAAGAATGTATCGTCATCCTCTGTAAGTTCTAATAATATTAATAATTGCTCCCTGCAAATATTATCTATTTCCCCATAATTTGCACGGCAATATCTACGCGTTATTCCTTCATTTATTTCATAAGATGTTATAAAATCATCTTCGTGAATGACACGTATAAGTTTTAAATCAATGAGACTATTAAGCCATATTTGTAAATATGCCTCATTTTCTGCGTGTTCACCATTGCCATCTCCAAATACCTTTTCATATAATTCAGTAAATGTCTTCGTAATTTTTGACATTTTAGAATTGGACATCCCAATTTTACGAGTTTGCCTCGACGCGTGTTTCCTTGTTCTCTCTTCTCGTTATTCGGTTTATCAATTGATTTGCACGCGATCTATTCAGGTTCTTATTAAATTGCAAAAAAACATAAATCAATTTTTAATATTTTTTTGATATTTTAGAACATATTTATTCTGTTCTAACTTTTGTTAATTACTGTATTTATAAATATTAATAGTATTTCTTTTTTTATAGGACAAAGATTAAAAAGATATATACTATGAATATATTTATAAATAACAGATACAGAAAGATTTATAACATAGATAAAACTTTGTTTTATGTTATTTATAAAAAGGAAAAAGTTGATATAACAGAATACTTTAAAAAAAATGGGGTAATTAAAAAAAAACATAATCATTTAATCCAACAAAAATCAAAGATGTTTGGAGGTACAGACAATACACTTGTAGTATGTTCATTTAATGTTTTTACATGGGCTGTGTGGTATGATTATCCTTATACTTTTGAAAAGAAATTTAAGGAACTAATAGATATAAATAAAGTAGAGTTATTGCTTACGCAAGAGGACAATATTAAAGATATTGACAAGAATGAAAGTGTTAAAGCATATTCAATAGGTACAGAAAAAAGTAGTAGATTTAATTTTATTTCATGTATTAAAACCTCTCCACTATTGAAAGGTGCTGTTCAGAGGAATGCAATATTTATAGAAGATAAAAAATTTGGTATTAAAATTGCAAATGTTCATTTAGAAGGAGGGCGTTTTATAGATTTAGAATTAGATGATACAACATTTCAAACATATTTAGATACTAAACTTGCATTATTGAAAGAATTATTAGAATTAGATTTGCCCCCAGATATTATTTTAGGTGATTTTAATTCTGTTTATTGTAATGATAAAACATTATTAGAACAAATGTATAATGGGCAAAAAACCTACTATGATGGTCGAGGAGATTATCAGCATGCAAAGGAAGAAGAAGACACAAATAAGAAAGATGAAAAAGGTCTTTTACAACATATAAGCTCGACTTATGGTTTACAGTTAATAGAAAGATGCCCTAATAGTGATACAATAGTAGTAAGTGATGGTAAAAAAGTATTAAGTGATGGTAAAAAAGTATTAAGTGATGGTAAAAAAGTATTAAGTCTTGAACATATTAAATCTTGGAATAATGCACCATTTAAATTGTTACAGGATAAAGGATATATATATATAGAACCTGAAAATATAATAGTTGACAGCAAAATCAATCCAACAAATTCAAAAGGTAAAAATGTAATAGACCATATTTGGGTTAAAGAAACGATGCATGAAAAATTTACTTTCAAAACAAAGATATATGATGGTTTTGGAGATGCGGCGAGTAATTTATATGGTATGGTGTCAGATCATAAACCCATTATATTGACTATTACAGAAAAAGTCGAAGAAAAAGTCGCTGTTCAAAAATCTGGTCCTACCAAAAAAAAGACAACAAAAAGAAAACATTCTGGGACAACATAATGAAAATAAAAAATATGAACATATATAATATACAACATATACATCTTGCTTTATTTACTGCATAATTTATATTAATTTAGTAATATCCTCAACCAAATCATCTAATTTTGGTTCAACTAATTCATCATAATTTATTATTAGTCTCTTATCTCCATAATTTTGAGGTTGTTTACTATTAACTTTCACAGGATAAGCCCAATGCGATGTTGTTCTTTTATCTAGAAAATATTTTTGTCTTTTTTCAAGCATTTTCTTTGATAAATTACATCTTGGTAAATAACTTACATATTGCACTATTCGCTCTTCTTTTGTTTCATTATTACCATATTGATTTTGATGAAATGTTCTCGAATCCCATAAAACTAATGAACCTGCTTTAATATTTAAAACCTTTCTCTTATCTCTTATTTTGTCTAAATAATTTTGTTCTATAAGCAACCAATCTTTTGTAGATGTTAAATTATATTCTTTTGCATATTCTTCATGTAATTTATGACTAC